GAACTATTCCTGTTCCTGTTGTTGCGGCGCAATACCCGACAATTACTAATCCTACATTTGTAATTCAAATTACAAGTAGTTCAGTTGGGATTATTCAATACGCGGAACTTTGGTATTCCGCTTTTTCAAGTCCTACGCAAGAACAACTTATCTTTGCTGGCACTACAGAAATTCAGCCGAATGGGAATCCTTACGCGGTTTCAACTGCGATGCCGGGGATTAGCATTTCAGACATTCCTGCGGGTAATTGGTATTTCTTTTCCCGCATGGTTAATAGTATTGCGACAAGTCCTTACAGTTCAGCAAGTTCTGTATTTCAATGGCGACCAAGCACTTTCCAATATACAGAAAGGTATTTGGTTGTTGCCTACGCAGATAGCATTACCGGAACCGGATTTGATTTAGACCCTCGCGGACATTCCTATTACGGGCTTTTAAATCAAAACAGTGTAACGCCAAGCATTACGGCATCTGACTATACTTGGTATTTAGCAGACCCTAATTTTGGAACTGTTTATTTTCTATGTTATTCCAATAGAACTGGAAGAAGGTTTAGTTTTGATACCGGATTAGCTGGCTACGCGGCTGGCACAGGTTTTTTTGTTCCAACTCAAACTAATTTGTTTGACCCAACTATTTGGGCGGCTTTAGCAGACGGAATAAATTTTATTGATTTAGACCGAGCAACAGGACAGTTATTAACTACCGGAACAACTTCTGTCGGAACTGGTGAAATTAATGTAACCAATAGTCCTGACGGTAAAGTTATTGCATCGCTTCAACAGTTTTTAGATTTTGGTGGCGCATATTCGCAAACAAGCGCGGTCGCAACATTAACCATTGATATTTACGGTCGTGTTGTCGGATTTGAATCGCCGGATAATTTCTATTTTACTAAACAATCTTTTACCGCAACTTCAAGTCAAACGGTATTTTCTGTTACTCGCGCAAGCGGATATATTTCAGGTCAATGCTTTGTTTTACAGAATGGATGCTTACTAGATACATCAGAATACACTGACACTGGAGGCGCTACGGGAACCGTTACGCTATCTGTTGGCGCAACAACTGGTGACATTGTTACGATTGTTTCTTATAAAAGTAGCAATGCAACTACCGGGGTTTATGCTTCGTTCACAAGAAATACTGCGACCCTTACAAGCGTAAATGAATACACGGCTTCAGGATTTACATTAACAAGCGGATATGAATTGTTATTCCTGAACGGAACTGTAGTAAATGAACAAGATTACAACATTGTTGACCAGACCATTACGGATTTCCCAAATATAACATCTGGAAAATTAACTGTTATCCAATGGAGTCCTAATAACTTAACAGTGCCTAATGGAAATCCGGTAAATATTATTGCTAATACCGCAATAGGTCAGACCATTTACTCTTTTAATTTTGACGTAAATGCGTTTAATTTATACAACAACGGTTTGATGTTATTGCAGGGAACGGATTACACTACCGCTACGAATACATATACGCTATCTAATTCACCGACCACTATAACTAATTTACTTTTACAACAAACCTTCGCAAGAACGGGGGCAGTATGACGCAAGCCTATAATCTCTCACAATTAGCCAACAAGGTTAATTCCTCTGGACTGTTAGATGTAGCAACAGGAATTACCGGAACCGCTGCTGTAGCAAACGGCGGAACAGGCCAAACGACTTATACAAACGGCCAAATATTAATCGGAAATACGACCGGCAATACTCTTACCAAAGCCACATTGACTGCTGGCACCGGTATTACTATTACGAATGGAACTGGTTCAGTTACCATTGCCGGAAGTTCCGGTCAATTGCAATACAACATATACACTTCTGGCGCAACGACTTGGACTGCCCCTACGGGCGTTACCAGCATAAAAGTGATCTGCATCGGCGGCGGCGGTGGCGGTGGTGGCGAGGATGGCGGATGTACCGGTGCTGGGAATGGTGGCGCTGGCGGTATTTCTATCGGCATCTACACGGTAGTTCCCGGCACAGGCTACGTAGCTACGGTTGGCGCTGGCGGATCGGGTTCAAATTCAGTAGAAGGTAGTGCTGGCGGAACAAGTTCTTTAGGCTCGTTGTTATCTGCAACCGGAGGTGGCGGCGGCGTCAGGGCTTCATCAGGCGGCGCTGATGGTGCGGCTGGCGCTGGCACAAGCGGGGTTACTGCAAACAGTTCTGTGGGTTTTGGCCTCACTGGTGCTGGCGGTGACTTTATGGGCGCGACTAATCGCGGAAACGCGGCATCTGCTACAGCGGCCGTAACATGGACTGCGGCTTTAAACCGCGTTCCCGGCGCAACTGGTGCTGGTGGAACTACTATATCAAATGCTTCGGGCGGCACCGGAGGCGTTGTTTACATTCAATATATTGGATAACCCATGAAAGCACTCATTTCGACTGTTGAGCCCCGTGAAACTGGCTACCGTGTTGCAGAGGTAGAAGAAAATGAAAACATTTTCCCCGTTTCTCCTGAATTGTTTTGGACTGATTGCCCGGATGACCTGAAAGCTGATGAAAAGTGGTATGACCCGGCAGACCAGCAGTTCAAAGACTTCCCGGTGCCGGAACCGTTGCCGCAACCTTTAACCGAAGGCACGCAACCGCTGTGACTATCCGCGTTCTTCCAGCGCACAGCTTTACCTACGATGGCGCGATAGTAAATGTGTTTCACGCCAACAAAGGTGAGGGCTTGCCGAAGCACGAGCATGTTTATTCTCATGCCACGTTCTGTGCTGCTGGTTCGTGCGTCGTGCGGAAGGAAGGCAAGGAAGTTGTTGTAATGAAGCAAACCCAACCGCTAAATCTCAAAGGAAACGAGTGGCACGAGATTGAGGCGTTAGAAGATGGAACGGTATTTATTAACGTATTTTCTGAAGATAAAAGGTAAAATTAAAAACCGTAGCATGATATACTTCTAAAAAACAAGACATGATTTAGGCTGCTGCGAGTGCGCGGCGCTTTAACCGGAAAGGGTAATCATGGCAATTTTTAATAAGAACACGCTTACACAGGTAAGCGGTTTCGACAATCCAATTATTGCTGGCGAATTAGTTTACGCGCAGCAAACATTCTGGAATCTGGCGTTTTCCAATGAAGGTGTGGCGGTTGATTTAACCGGCGCAACCATTGACGCACAAATTATCCGCAGACAGTTATCGGATATCAAAGATACTCGTTATGGTCTGACATTTGACATTTCGGACTATAGCCCGCCTCCTTCTCCCGTAGCATTAACAATTACAAACAGGGATGACGAAGAAGGAACATTTACGCTTGTAATTGACGAATCTTCGTGGGATGTAATTTCAAGTGACCCGCAGTTAGATATTAACGCTCAAGAATGTGTAGGATTTTCTGGTCGGATAAAAATTGGTTTCCCTGCGGCTGGCTCTACTCCCGCGCAAGACAATATTATCTTTCTATTATTCTTGGTTCGCTCCGATGGTGTGGTGAATTAAATGGCTCACCTGTCCATTACTCAAGGGCAGGTAAACGATATTTCGGTTTCTGTAAACGAAACTGAAGTAGCCGTTTCACAAGCCAATAATATTAATGTAGAAGTAACTCCGACTCCGCGTACTGAAATTTCTATTGACCGAGGTATTTACGGCCAAAGCGGTTATTCTGGATATTCTGGATATTCTGGTTATAGTGGATTTTCAGGATTTAGCGGCGCATCTGGTTACAGTGGGTTATCAGGGCAGAACGGCACCAGCGGTCAATCGGGCGCAAGCGGTTACTCTGGTCTAAGTGGTTTTTCAGGTGCCTCCGGCTTTTCCGGCTTTTCAGGTCAATCTGGTTTTTCCGGTTTTGGTGTATCCGGCTATTCTGGGTTTTCTGGGTTTTCTGGGTTTTCTGGATTCTCAGGTTTATCCGGTTCGGTTTACATTGGCGATACTCCACCTTTAGGCGTTGGTGCTGGCGCGATGTGGTGGGATGATATTGCGGGTAAGCTCAAGATTTATTACGTTGACCAAAACGGCGCACAATGGGTTGACTCCATTACAGGCACCGCAGGTTTCTCAGGCTACAGCGGTATCTCTGGATTCTCTGGTTTATCTGGTTATTCTGGTGGCGACGGACTTTCCGGTTTCTCAGGCTATTCTGGTTTCAGTGGATATTCTGGAAGCGGCATTTCAGGATATTCTGGAGCAGTCGGGGTGTCTGGTTTTAGTGGCATTAGCGGATATTCCGGTGCCGTTGGACTATCTGGCACAAGTGGCTACTCTGGTTTTTCTGGTCAAGATGGTTTAAGCGGAACTTCAGGGTTTAGCGGATTTTCAGGAATAAATGGTTTAAGTGGTTATTCAGGTCAAAATGGATTATCAGGAACATCTGGCTTCAGTGGTATTTCTGGATGGTCTGGAATATCTGGATTTTCCGGTCACTCAGGAATAAGTGGATTTTCAGGCGGTAGTGGAATATCGGGCTACAGTGGATATAGCGGAACTTCTGGAATATCAGGCTACAGTGGTTTTAGCGGAGCCACGGGTTCATCTTCAAGTTATTTTTCTTATCAAGCGGAAACACCTTCACAATCTGGATATCCCGGTAATGGTCGTATACTTTGGAATAATTCAACCCAAATAAATTCTACTTCAATTAATGTTTCGCATTTAACGCAAGATAATGTTGATATAGATATTTTCTTGGCGTTATTAACGCAAGGCGAACAATTTGTTATTCAAGACGAAAACGCAAGCGTTAATAATCAAGTCTGGTTAATTTCCGGAACACCTACTCTTACAAACGGAGGAACGGCTACCGCTTATTGGACTTATCCAGTGTCTTTGGTATCTAGCTCAGGAACCGGCACAACAAATTTTGCACATAACCATGAAATAATCCTAGCTCTAGTTAATGGAGTATCCGGTTATTCTGGCTATTCTGGATTCTCAGGTTTTAGCGGCGCTAGTGGAATATCTGGTTTTAGTGGAATTAATGGAACATCCGGCTTTTCTGGATATTCTGGCGCTGTAGGAGCAAGCGGAACTTCAGGGTTTTCAGGATATTCCGGTTCAGGTATATCTGGATTTTCTGGATTTTCTGGATTTAATGGCGCATCTGGAATAAGCGGATTTTCTGGAGCCAATGGTGCAACAGGAGAATCAGGCGCATCTGGATTCAGCGGATATTCTGGTTTCTCAGGAATCTCTGGTGCTAACGGCGCAACAGGCGCGTCTGGAATATCAGGATATTCTGGTTTTAGCGGGGCAACTGGCTCTACGGGAACAAGTGGTTTCTCTGGAATTTCTGGTTACTCAGGCATTTCTGGATATTCTGGCGCTGTAGGAGCAAATGGTGAATCTGGATTTTCAGGATATTCCGGAATTTCAGGATTTTCTGGCGCTCAAGGTATTAGCGGCTTTTCTGGAATCAATGGTGTAAATGGAGATTCAGGTTTTTCTGGTTACTCAGGAATTTCTGGATACTCAGGTTTCAGCGGAACGAATGGTCAATCTGGAATATCTGGTTATTCGGGAATCTCTGGATATTCTGGTTTTAGTGGAATTAATGGCGCGTCTGGATTCTCAGGAATATCTGGGTTTTCCGGCTCTGGGATTTCTGGATATTCAGGATTTTCAGGACTTGGATTAAGCGGGTTTTCTGGTTTTTCAGGAATATCTGGTTATTCAGGTTTCTCAGGGATAAGTGGATTTTCAGGAATATCTGGGTTTTCTGGTGTTGCGTTTACTGGCGGAACTCTTACTTCGCCATTAGTAACAAGTGTTGGAACTGCCACCAATGGAACTGAGCCTATTAGGTTTCAAACTGGCGTAGTTACAACAATTCCTGCCGCGGGAACTAAAGAATACAATGGCATTGTTATGCTTTCTACGCCACAAGCAGGTAATCGTGGCGTCTCCCCATCAATTCATTACATTACTCAAACTAGCAACTATACAACTCCTACTGGAAGCAACAACACATTAAAACAATTATTCAATGCCACAACAAGCGGAGCTTTGACTGTCGGTAATAATTTGACATTCTTTTTTGAATGTTTATTTAGATTGGCATCAATGAGTAGCACCAATGGTAATTTACAATTTGGATTTTTGGGAACCGCAACCTTTACTGATATTAACTATATTTCGATTGCAAATAAAACTGCACTTACCGTTCAAACCGCAAGCAGTCATACTTTTGGAACGGTAAAAACAGCAGTTGTTATTAGTGCCTCAAATACTCAGACAACTGGATATGCTTTTATAAAAGGCAAAATAGTAGTTTCTACTGGCGGCACAATTATTCCTGCGTTTGCTTTATCTATTGCTGCTGCGGCAGTTGTGCAAAACGGGTCTTATTTCCAAATTTATGAAGCAGGAAACGATAGTGAACTTAAAATAGGGCAATGGACATAATTATGGCCTCATTAGACTTTCCTTCATCGCCAACAATCGGTCAGCAATATTCCGCAAACGGTTCAACTTGGACTTGGGATGGCGTGTCTTGGCTGGCAGTAAACGGCCCTGCGTCTGGTTTTTCTGGGTTTTCTGGGTTTAGTGGATACAGCGGGTTCAGTGGATTCTCTGGTGTTGGTTCATCTGGTGTATCAGGTATTTCTGGATATAGCGGATTTTCAGGAATAGGTTTTAGTGGCTTTTCTGGGTATTCAGGAATCTCTGGTTACTCTGGTTTAGGTGTAGCTTTGCCTGTTTCTGTAGCGAACGGCGGCACTGGAGTAACGACTTCGACCGGCACTACAAACGTGGTTCTGTCGAATAGCCCTACTTTGGTTTCGCCTACGCTTGGAACCGCCACCTTCGCAGCAGGAACCGTCGCACTACCTTCTATTACGACTTCAGATGATACGAATACCGGGGTTTACTTCCCGGCTGCGGATACCATTGCGTTCACTGAGGGTGGTGCAGAGGCGATGAGGATTAATTCCTCTGGTATCGTTCTTATCGGAACTACGGCAGCATCAGGAACTAAACTTCTTCAAGTTAATTCTGATATTAGGATAGGAGTTATTACTGCTGGATTTGGTAATGTTGGAGGTAATTCAAATACAGCATTTGGTCAAGAAGCACTTAACGCAAACACGAACAACTCTAATTCAGCATTTGGTAAATATGCTTTACGAGTTTCATCTACCGGAAACTCAAATACTGCTGTAGGCAATAATTCACTTTCATCAAACACAACCGGCTCTGGCAATACTGCTGTAGGCAATAATTCACTTATAACAAATAGTGTTGGTAATTCTAATTCAGCATTTGGAGCCATCGCCCTTTATAATACGACGGGCAGTAGTAATGTCGGCCTTGGTTATTCTGCTGGCTATGCAATAACCACGGGCACTGGCAACGTAATTATTGGCGGCTACACCGGAACCGCAGCGCCAATCAGCACAACAGGAAGTAACAGCATCGTTTTCTCCGATGGCGCAGCTAACGTCCGGCAATACTATGACGGCACTAACAGTGCGTGGGTCTTTAATACGGGCGCGTCGGAACGGATGCGTATCGACTCAACGGGGAATGTGGGGATTGGAGCAACCGCCAACGCCTCCGCAATCCTAGACGCGCAAAGCACGACCAAGGGCGTGCGGATGCCTAACATGACCACGACACAGAAGAACGCTATTGCAACCCCGGCCGCTGGTTTAATGGTTTATGACACGACCCTTGCAAAGCTCTGTGTTTACACAACCGCTTGGGAAACCATAACTTCACTCTAAAGGAAAATCATGACCGCTTGGCTAATCGAACAGATGTCTTGCGCCGTTCAGCAGGACGGTGAAGCGGACGTTGTAATTACCGCAGCATGGCGCTGCAATGGCGAGCAGGTCGATGGTGACAAGACCTACACCGGCACCATCTACGGCTCCAGCACTTTTACTTATACAGGCGGTGAGTTCACGCCCTACGACCAACTGACTGAAGACCAAGTTTTGGGCTGGTGTTGGACAGGCGGCGTGGACAAGGATGCGACTGAGGCTGCGGTTCAGGCGCAAATTGACGCTCTGATGAACCCTCCAGTTGTCATCCTGCCGTTGCCTTGGAGCGTCTAATGGACAACAAAGAAATTGAACTGAAGCTGACTGTTGCTGAAGTAAACGGCGTTCTGAGCGCACTTGGTCAGATGCCGTTTGTGCAAGTCTCTACTCTGATTCAGAAGATTCAACAGCAAGCTGCTCCGCAAGTCGCATCGCCGGCCGAAGTCTGAATACAAAAAAATGAATATAAGACAAGAGTTAGAAAACCATTTTGAGCGCGCCGTATTTCTTAAAGGAGACCCCGTTTACCTTAGAGAAGCTGCGCGATATATTTGGGCTAACGACAATTTACTAGGAAAAAATATTCTAGAAGTTGGTTGTTCTAGCGGCTATGGCATCCAGTTTTTGCCAAACGATATTAAGTATGTTGGCGTAGATTACGATGAGAAAATTATCAAATATGCCGCAATGCAGGGCTGGCGCAACAATACTTTATACGTTCATGCAGACATTAACCGGTTAGAACTACAACAACACGACACTATTATTGCTTTTGAAGTTATTGAGCATCTTAATAATGGGCTTGAAATTGTTGAAAGGCTAAAAAAACATTGCAAACGATTGTTAATCTCCGTTCCATACAATGAGCCTGTTGGTTTTTGGGGAGAGCATCATAAGTTGCATTGTTTGACTGAAAAAGATTTACCCGGATTTCAATATGAATTCATTAATCAAGATGGTTATTTAAAATCTTACATTGATGTCAACGATAAATTTAATCTAATGCTATGTAAGTGGAACAATGTCTAAAATTCTTTGTTCTGTTGCGACAAAAGGAAGATATTTTTCTACTTTGCCTTCTGTTCTTTTTGCGATAGTCAATCAAACAAAGTTACCGGACAAGCTGATAATCTTTGATGATAACGACGAACCGCAAGATATGCGGAATGAATTTTTATATCAGCATTTTTTTAAGATACTAGATATTAAAGGTATTCAATGGGAATGGTTATTTGCCGGTAAGAAAGGCCAGCATCATATACATCAAGCCGCAAATACAATGGGGTTTGATTGGGTATGGCGAGTTGATGATGATGCAATTCCAGAACATAACGTATTAAAGAATTTATCAAAACATATCTCTCAAAATGTCGGAGCGATTGGCGGCGCGATACTGACTCCCCCGCTACTATTTGAGAATTCAGAACCTACTGGACTTCTGGAAAACATTGATATTGAACCTAGTGTTCAATGGAAAAACATCCAACAAGTAAAGTCTGTTGAGCATTTACATTGCTCATTTCTGTATCGTGCGGGGATACACGATTACAACTTGGGATTGTCTAGAGTAGCGCATAGGGAAGAAACATTGTTTTCCTACGGTCTACATCAAAAAAGTTATAAGTTGTTAGTCGTGCCTAACGCAGTTACATGGCACATGAAAAACCCGCAAGGCGGAATACGTGATGGTCAAAAGCAGGAAATGTTTGACCATGACGAAAAGATATTCAAAAACATTATTAGCTATAAAGAAAAAACCATTGTTGTTTTAAACAATGGGATGGGCGACCACGTAGTGTTGAGTAAGATTCTTTCAGAAATAAAGAACCCTGTTGTATTTGGTTGTTATCCAGAAATCATACCTTGTAAGTCTATTGCGGAAGCGCAAGCATTGTTTGGCGATTTAGACCAGTGGAATATCTACAAAAAAATGGCGGAATGGAATTGGACTGAAAGTTTAGAAAAAGCCTATAGAAAGCTCTATTTATGATTCTTATTAGCCCATATTCAAAAGCATTAACAAATGGGAAAGTTAATCCTAAAAACTATCCATATTGGGAAGAAATTATTGCGGGAATAAATGAGCCAATTGTTCAAGTCGGCATAGAGGGTGAGAAACAATTGGTTAGTGATTTTAGAAAAAGTTTATCGCTTCCAGAATTAAAAGAATTAATACTTCAATGCAGACTTTGGATTTCTTGCGATAGTTTTATTCAGCATGTAGCTACATCTTTGTGGAAGCGCGGAATAGTATTGTGGTCTGTTTCAGACCCAAATATTTACGGTTACGCTGATAATGTTAATCTTCTAAAAAACAGAGATTGTTTGTCAAAGAATCAATTTCTTTGGTGGGAATCCGTAGAATTTGACGCAAGCAAGTTTGTTAGCCCCGAAGAAGTTATATACAATATAAACACTTTTAAACCTTCGAAAATCCTCTCATGAACGAAATCAGCCCGCGTGAGTATGGTCAACTTGAAAATAAAGTTAAACATCTATCAGAGCAAATGATTTTGATGCAAGCCGATTTACGTTGCATCAGAAACTTGCTAGAGCAAAGCAAAGGCGGCTGGCGCATGATGATGTTGATTGGTGGCGCGGGGGCAAGTGTGGCGGCTGGTCTTGCTTGGCTGCTAAGTCATTGGGGCTTAAAGTGAATCCTCTTGTTATATCCGGCCTGTTTTCTGCTGCTCAAAATTTAATAGAAAGATTCTTTCCAGACCCTGAAAAAAAAGCGGTCGCACAACTTGAACTGTTGAAGATGCAGCAAAACGGCGACCTTGCCCAACTCGCCGCTGAGACTGACCTTGCTAAACTTCAGATTCAGGTAAACATCGAAGAAGCCAAAAGTGTCAATTGGTTTGTCGCAGCATGGCGACCTTTTATCGGATGGACATGCGGCTTCGGGCTTGCCTATGCCGCATTGATTGAACCGTTTGCAAGGTTTGTCGCAAATGTTGCGTTTGGTTACACCGGAGAATTTCCAGTAATAGACACCAATTTAACGATGCAAATTCTTATGGGTATGCTTGGATTAGGTGCTATGAGGTCTGTTGAGAAAATAAAGGGCGGCGAAGGAAATAGATAGATGAACCTGTCTACAAACTTTACCCTAGAAGAACTGACGCGTTCAGAGACTGCTGACCGCAACGGGTGGGATAACACTCCAAACGAGCAAGAAGTATCTAACCTGACGCGTCTTGCGGCCCTTTTGCAGCAGGTTAAGACGGCAGTTGGTGGCAAACCCGTAATAATTAGCAGTGGGTTCCGGGCGAAGCAGGTAAACGACTCGGTGGGTTCTAAGGACACTAGCCAGCATCGTTTAGGTTGCGCTGCGGATATTAGAGTGCCGGGAATGAAACCACGGGAAGTTGTTGAGGCATGTATTAATGCAGGAATTTTGTATGACCAGATTATTCTTGAGTTTGATTCATGGACTCATATTTCTGTGCCTAATGCACCAGAATTTAAACCAAGAAAATCCGCGTTAATTATTGACCGTCAAGGCACTAGAATTTTTACTTGATGGTAGGCGTGGCCGGAATCGAACCGGCAAGGCGTTAGCCGAGAGATTTTAAGTCTCTTGTGTTTACCAATTTCACCACACGCCCACATTGTTATTTCTCCTTATCCAGCGCGGCGAGGACTTCACGCATTTTTTCCATTGCAACCGCAATCGGATAGTTTTGCGCGTTAGTCTGATAGACGAGCATTGCGTTCTCCGCCGCCTCGACCAGCGCGACGATTTCTTTGGCGTGGGTGTGAAGAAATACTCCAGCTAGTGCGTTGTTTGAGTTTGCTAGGACTGCGGTGAGGTCGGTTAGGAAGGTCATTTCTCCTCCGCAGCGCGAATGTTTGCCGCTATCTGTATAAACATATCAGCAAAAAATAACTTCCAACTTGGGTCTGCAACTTTTGATAGGTCTGTCATTTCCACCATCTCAGCCGCCTCCCGCAGCCCCGCTTGCCTTCCTTCTTCACGCGCCTCCACCAGCAGCCGCATCTTTTCTTCGATAGCTGGAAGCGCCCACCGGAACCATTCCTCAGATGTGAACGAGTAGTATCCTTTGGGGCCAACATCAGCAAACTTCTCCCCTATACGCAGGGCTTCGTTATGCCAATGCTGCGCCTCCGCCAGCAGCCGCTTGGTTTCTGCGAGCTCGCGTTCAAGCTCCCCAATTCTGTTCGTCTGAATTACGTAGACATCCTCAAAGCTGCGCGTTTCCATCGGTGTATCGCTCATTTCAGTTCCTTTATGGCGGCGTCGATTGCGTATTCAATTTCTACGCCGGTATTCTCTTTTTGAATACGGTTGAACTCGTCAATATTGTCCGCAATCCACAGATACCGTTCAGCATCCCGCTTGGCTTCTGCGAGTTTGGCTTCTGCTGCTTCGGCGCGGTCACGCCAGTAATCGGCGTTTCCAGCGTATCGCTTGGCTTCGTTTTTCCAATAACTATCATCCGGTTCATCCGGCACCTGCACAGCCTGTATTCGCTTGAGTTCTTCAAGGCTGGCGAGGATGGATTTAGGCATGTGCGTTGGAAGCAGGGAAGTCGCAACAATGCTTCGCATGTATTCAATCTGCTCGTCAATCGAAATCATGTATTTTCCTTTTTTAACTTTCTCATTAAATCATCAAGAAGTTTCTTATTCTGTTGCGTAATTTTGTTGTCTGTCGGCGCTGGAAGGCACAACGCTTGTTGACGGGGCGGCAGGGCGCGCAGGAACTGGGCGGGTGCGGGGAAACTATCAACCGTCGCGCACAACTCGCTAAAAGCCGTTTTAATGCGTTTCCTGTCTAGCCTTTCATCCCAAGAAATCGGTCTGCTGGCTACCGTTTCATACCAAACTACGGCAGTTGCAGTAACCGTGTCCGAGGACGGTGCGTTTCGCAATCGCAACGAGATTAGCCGCTGCAAACCGTCCGCAATTTCACTTTTCAACCAAAGCACGTTTCCAGCCTTCCAGAGCAACAAGAGTTCCGAGGGTTTTGCTTAACTGTTTGGGAACGTCAATTTCCATTTCATCAGACCATCGTTCTCCGCGTAGCCAAGTGGCGGGGTGCGGGATAAACTGACCGTTATCCTTTTGCCATTGCTCGGCCTGACATTGATTTTCAATAGCAGCCAGCAGTTCATCAAGCGGCGGTCTAATCTTTGCGGTTTGCATCCATGCTTTTCTTGCAACAGCTTTTGCTACCCGCCGAGGGTATGCTTTCCAAAAAATCTCAAAATCATTATTCATATTGTCTTTCTTATCAGCGAATTTAATCCGGCAGCTTGTCCACGGCGCGGGTTGTCGGCGCGGTAGTCTGCGCTGTAATCATCGCCCTCGTTTGTGTCTATCTTTTCAATCTTAATACCGCAATCTCCCAAGCCAAATTCGTGCGGCCACGGATAAGCCAAACACTTGCAATCAGATATAAATTTAATTGTCATTTCATTTGACAACGTAATATTTTTTTACATTTACAAATTCACCCAAGCGATTTTTCACTGGAAACATATAACCGGAAATCTTCATTCCAGATTCGCGCAATTCGCAGATTCTTGAGGCAAGGCGCGTAATGCCATACATCGAAAACGCTTGCAGGGTAGTTATGCTTTTGTTGTTTTTCAGGTGATTCTTGATAATGTCGTTTTGTGTCATGTCATATCTCCTTTGTTAAGGTGAATACATAATAAACAGGCAATTTTAAAAAGTAAATAATTATTTTTATGTGTTAAAAAATGAGTTGTTTTGACAGGGCATAGCTTCCCCAAAGGTGATAGCCACATCACTTCTGCTAGTGTCTCAATGATTCCTGAGATACCTACAGCACCCGAAGGCAGAGATTCATCAATAAAAGGCTTGTCTCACCTATAGACCGTTTATTTTGTGCGGTCGCTCTCTGACACGCCGCGAAGGATGTATGCCGTGTGAGCATATTCCATGTGTATTCTTGTCAGCAGCCCAGTCAGGCTCGTTGCTATCGCGGACAGTACGACCCATGAAAAAACCCATACGGCTTGGGTTTCAGGTCGCGGCGGTAATAATGTGCAAGCAAAGGGGAAAGTCACATTATTTCAACCGAAACCCAATGCGTATGGGCTTCCCTTTGCTACACGCTCCGCCAAGAGCGACCTGTCTTTTTCACAGGCGACGCAATTATAACCTACTTTTTTTTATTAGCGCAAGATTTAATTTTTCTCAAAAATAATTGTTTACTTTTAAAAATTGACTATTTACAATAATACTTGGAGGTGACAAATGACAGATGCACAAGCAACAGCACTTGGTAGATTTTGCGGGTTAAGTACATTTTGTAAAGAAAACTCAAATTATCAATATGGCGAATATGTTATTAATAAATTGATTGAAATTTTAAACGAATACGAAAGGACAAAACATGAAACAAATAGCAACAGCATTTCTTGCGGCACAAAAGCAATTCTCCCCGGCGCTGAAAAACAGCCTGAATCCGCACTTTAAAAGTAAATACGCTGACCTTGCCAGTTGCGTTGACGCGGTGATGGATGCTTTAAATGCAAATGGTATTGCTCTGATTCAAACCACACACCCGCACGACGACGGTGTAATTGTGGAAACTCTTTTCCTTCACGAATCCGGCGAACAGTTTTCTGGCGGCAAGCTGTTTTTCCCTTCCGTTAAAGCCGACGCGCAAGGTTACATGAGTGCGTTGACGTATTGCCGCAGAGGTTCATTAATGGCGGCTTGTGGTATTGCTCCCGAAGATGACGATGGCAACGCGTCAGTGCAAAAACCGACATATAAAAGAGAAAATTGCGGCGATTATGAGACTTTAAAATTCAAAATCGAAAATGCGGATTCCCTTGATGAATTGCAAAAACTGTGGACTGCAATGAATTCTGACGAACGGGCATTGGTTACAAAAGAAAAAGAAATTGCAAAGGCTAAACTCCAATGAGACAAGAAAACAAAGAACAGGGAAACGGGGAGTGGTTTAATCAGCGGATTGGAAAGCTGACTGCTTCCCGTATGGCAGATGCCATGAGTTTTACAAAGAAAGGAACAGATAGTTCTGAAAGGAAAAGACTGAAGATGGAAATTGTGACGGAACGCATGACGGATATTATTATGCCGAAATACGTTAATGCTGCAATGCAATGGGGAATTGATAACGAACCGTTAGCAAAAGAAAAATTCGAGAACGACACAGGTATTCTAATTAAAGACGTTGGCTTTGTTTCGCACCCGACAATAGAAAACTTTGGTGCATCGCCAGATGGCTTTACCAGTGACGGGTTTTTAATTGAAACTAAATGCCCAACTTCGACAACGCATCTTCAATATTTACTTGACAAAAATAATATACCGGAAGAATATAAACCTCAAATGTGCGTTCAAGCACTCTGCTCTGGCAGGAAGAAAATCTGGTTCGTTTCATGCGACCCAAGATTTCCGCCTAAGCAACAGATGTTTATAAAACTTTACGAGCCGACACAAAAAGAACTGGACGATGTTGAGGCCGCAGCGATTAAATTCCTTGCGGAAGTGGAGCAACTTTTCGATAACGTAATTGGAGCCTGAAATGTCATACGACAACACAAACAGCGGCGCATTGTTTAAAAACGATAAGAAAGAAACGGAAAAGCAGCCTGATTACAAAGGCAAGCTAAACGTAAACGGCAAAGACTTTTATCTTAGTGCTTGGATTAAAACGTCAAAAGAAGGCAATAAGTATATGAGCCTAGCGGTTCAAGAGCCTACGCAGGGGCATCAATCTACAAAACAAAAAGAAACAATCATGAATATGAAAGAAGATATTCCTTTTTAATATGGAAAATAAACTACAAGAAGCAATTAATTATTTGCGCGAACGGAAAATTTACATTCTTGAGTTTCCGTTTAAACCGACAAACGCAGCACAGACAGATGTTGCGTTTACTATAGCCAATTATCGTATGCAAGTATTAAACAGCAATTTCACGCAATAAGTAAAACGCAAAAAAGCCCCGCTAAAGGAGGGCGGGGCAAAACCGGCAAAAACTCTATATGGATTCTATATGAAGCACATGAAGGACGATTTACACCACATGATTTTATTCAATAAAGACGATTTGGATATTATTATTATTGCTTTTAAACGAGCGATTAATACTTGGTCGCCAGTTCCAGAAAAATTAGTAACGCTAATAGAAGAATTGGAAGATGTCCGATTGCGTTTATGATTTTAATTTAGACGCGGACAGAGAGCGATTTATTCAGCGAGAGCCTTGTAAAGTAATGCGGAAAATCTACGTAGACAGAATTGAAAAACGATGGGGTTCTTGCGGCGATTGGAAAAAAGGAAATAACTGTGGTTGCACATATCAATGCAAAAGAAAGAAAAACATCGAAGAAGCGAAAAAAAAGTGTGAGTCTGTCTGACCTTGAAAAAAAACTAGATAAAGTATTTAGTCAATACATCAGATTAAAAGAGGCAGACGATGGTGGAACGGTTGAATGTGTAACTTGCAATCAGTTATTTCACTGGAAAGACACCGACTGCGGCCACTTTATTAAAAGACAGCATAGGTCGGTGCGATGGGATGAACGAAACGTAGGTGTTCAGTGTACTAGGTGTAATCATTACATGGGCGGTAGGCAGGATGATTACTCAAAATACATTATTAAGACTTACGGATATTCTGTTTTTGACGAACTTATGCGGTTGAAATATCAAACAATGAAATTTAGCAGGTCAGATATTCAACAAAAAATTGATGAATATAAAGAAAAGTTGGGGTCTTTAAATGTCGGACGAAATAGATACTGCGAATGATTACGCTCAAAAGGTTCTTGATAATCAAATTAAAGATGTCAGGAAGCGTGCGATTTTAGAAAAAGGTGAGCCGGGTGATTGTGACTTGTGCGGCGAATGGAGTGGCCGATTGATTAACGACGTATGCTCCCCGTGTCGAGATAGGTATAAATTGAAATGATAGATTCTAAAGAAGTATTAAGGTTTCACGTGAAACGGGTTCCTAACTGTTCAACGCTAGAACAATTTAAAGAATGGCGCTCGTTTGCACAACAACAAATTCCAGCTTACACCGCTTGGTTTTGTACTGATTGCACTTCACAATTTCAGTTAAAACACAAAACGCAAGGCACCTGCGACCATTCTTATATTAAATTTAAAAAGATTGATGGTTCTTTGGATGGTTATGTTCCCTCAGAGTGGGCGGAACATCACAAAAAAACAATTAAGAGATTATCAAATGTTAGATAAAAACCAAATAATAAATATTTGTAAGCAATACAAAATACTTTCCAGCTTTAAAAAATACCATAGAAATTATTACGACCGAGCATTAAAGCTAGGAGTTCTTAAAGAAGCAACCGGACATATGATTAGGGGAATTAAATGCGGGGAAGAAATTGTAGATAAATCAAAACCAAAAGTAGGGATGTGTTTGTTGCAAGACTATTGGTCAACAAAAAACGACCACGTAGAATCAATTAACTTATAGGAAAAAACAAAATGGCAATCACTAAAAAAATTCTGGCATTGCTGGCGCAAGAACCAAAATTAAACGCAAATGAGATTGTGGCTAAGATTGGAGAAAATGAAACGTGTGTAAAAACAACTTTGTATTATTTAACCAAAAAGAGCCGCGTAGCGCGTGAAAAGGTGCTAAAGACTGAAGCTGTGCGCGTAGGGCCGAAAAACGTCTATATTTATAGCCTTCCTGAGGTCGTTCCTGTGTAAAAACCCATTAAATTCAATACCCCTGCCCTTTGTAAGTCTTTGATTTATAAAGGGTTTTTTATTGACTAAAATAAAGTTTACAACGAACATTAGATGTATTATTATTCTTATGTCGCATTAATAAACATAACAGGAGATACAAAATGAACATTACCCAAAACCTCATTGCCCGAATTGAAGAATACCGCGCCACAAATAAAAACCCATGCAAAAACTACATCACAGAAGCTGCCGCAGAAAAAGCTACCTCTCTCGCGGCTTCTAAAGCAGGTATTTATTTCGACATTGACGGCGAATCCGCCCGCTACGTGGTGTTTTTTAACGAAGCATGGGGCCGGTGGGTTGGCGCGATGGATTACAAAGAACTTATGAGCCGCAAAACGGCGCGAGGTGGATATATCGGCGCAATTACCGGTTTCTTTACTTATTAATTAATCGGGGGCTTCGGCCCCCATTATTAGGAAAACAACATGAGCGAAAATTTACAGTTTTGGATTGCAGGTTTTGTGGTTGGCGGGTTGTTGTTGTTGGCTTTCTTTTCTTTTATCTAAACAAAGGACAATACAAAATGGCACATCAAATTACAGAACGAGCAGATGGATACGCTGAAATGGCGTTTGTAGGTAAAACACCGTGGCATGGTCTTGGTCAAGAACTTGACCAAAATGCAGATATTGATTCATGGAAAAAAGCTGCGGGGATGGATTGGACGATTGAATCCGCGCCTGTTCAGTTTTTCGGGGCTGGCGACAATCAGAATTTGCATACATTTGAAGGTCAACGTATTTTGCACCGGTCGGACACTAAAGCGCCTTTGTCGGTGGTTTCAACGCGCTACAAGCCGGTGCAGCCGAGCGAAGTGCTGGAATTCTTCAGGGATTTGGTAGAAGAAAACGGGTTCAAGCTGCACACGGCAGGAACTTTGTTTGGTGGTCGAAGGATGTGGGCATTAGCCGAGACAGGCAAATTCGCAGAAGTCAGCAAAGGCGACGGAATCGGTGGTTTCCTTTTGCTTTCGACCAGCGCGGATAAATCTCTTGCGACTACCGCACGATTCACGACAATCCGGGTTGTTTGTAATAATACCTTGAGCGCAGCAACAGCAGGTGAAAATGCAACAGCGGTATCATTCACGCATAGCCGAGAATTTGACCATGAATTAATGCGCGACAGGCTCGGTGCTGCGGTTAACAGTTTTGGCGCTTTTATGGATGCCGCTAAATTCATGCAAGCCCAAAAGTTAAGCTATGAACGGGCAAGCTCAATAATCAAGAAATTGGTTGTTCCTGCTTACGCCGAAACCAAAGAAAATTACGACCCAGAAAACAATCGTATTTACAAAAGCATTATCAAACTGTTTGACGGTGAAGCAAAAGGCTACGAACTTACGGGTATGACAAACTGGGGATTGATGAACGCGGTAACTGAATATTACGACCATCACACACCCGCCAGAACCGATGACGCTCGACTAAACAATACGTGGTTTGCAAATGGTCAGGCTATAAAACAACAGGCCTTTGATATGTTGACCGCATAATACTATCCCTGTCATACTAGCCCCCATCTGACACATGGGGGTTTTTTTATGGCCAATGCAGCAAGGAAAGTCCGAGAACATCTGAGAGAGAATCCTATTCAAACTTTACTGCAAATTAAAACTGCGGTGTATGATTTAAAATCCAGCGAAATCAGCATGGCGTTATGTTATTTGCGGAAGAAAAACTATCTGACGCGAGAGCTTACCAAGAACGCGCAAAATGGTAGAAAGCTAGTTTGGCAATATCAATTTAAAGAAAAAACATCATGAACAAAATAGAAGTTGTTTACAAAAACATTGATGAGTTAATCCCGTATATTAATAACAGTCGAACTCACAGCGACGCTCAAGTCGCGCAGATAGCTGCCAGTATTAAAGAGTTTGGCTGGACGAATCCTGTATTAATGGATGGTGACAACGGAATCATTGCGGGCCATGGCAGAATTCTTGCCGCTAGGGTGCTAGGTCATACGGACATTCCAACTATAGAACTGTCTCACATGACAGATATTAAAAAACGCGCTTATATCATTTCAGATAACAAACTTGCGCTTAATGCTGGTTGGGATGAAGAATTGTTAGGGCTTGAAATTACTGAATTACAAGAATTTGGATTTAATATTGATTTGTTAGGCTTTGATGCTAATGAGTTAAAGGAATTAATTGGAGAAAAAAAGGAAAATATTTATTCTCAAAGCGTTGATGTTCCTACTTATCAACCAAGTGGAGAAAAGCCATTATTAGAAGATTTATATAATGACGAAAAAGCCATGGATTTAATTACTTCTATAAAAGAAAGTAATATAAATGAAAAAGAAAAAGAATTCTTAATGACAGCAGCTTCACGGCACATTGTTTTTAACTATGAAAAAATTGCCAATTTTTACGCACATTCATCAAAAGAATGTCAAGAACTTATGGAATGCAATGCTTTAGTTATTATTGATTTTAATAAAGCTATCGAAAATGGATTTGTTAAATTAACAGAAGAAATTAACGAAATGTTCGATGTTGTTGATGATGAATAATGAATACACATTTGTTAGGCATGGTCAAACATTTTGGAATAAAAACGGAATAATGCATGGTCAGTTTGATATTCCACTTAATTACACAGGTTTCAAACAAGCAAAAAAGATAGCAACAGAATTAAAAACCGAACATTACGATTTGTGTTTATGCTCACCTTTAAAGAGAGCTAAATCAACAGCATTTAGCATATTGCTACATCATAAGAATACAGATATTTCTTATGATTATAGATTGATGGAAATTAATAAAGGCTTACTTGAAGGAAAACATTTAAACAGTGAAAAACTATTAAAAAGTGAAGATGATAAATTCCTAAGAAAATTTAAAATAGAAAGCAAAAAACAATTTTTTGCTAGAGTAAAAGAGTTTATAAATGAAATAGAAAAAAAGCATAAAAACAAGAAAATTTTGATAGTTGCTCACAGTGGCACGATTAAAATGTTGTTGTTTTGCTTTAACTATCCAAAAGTTGAATTACATAAAGCCTACTACGATTTACATATTAAGAACTGTAAAGCATATAAACCAAATTTTAATAATTCAAAGGTCGAAAAAATGAAAATTGGCTTTTTCCCTATGGTCGCGGACATTTTGCATTCTGGGCATGTTTTGTCGTTAGAAGAAGCAAAAAAACATTGTGATTTTTTAATAGTGGGATTGCATTGCGCTCCTAGCTATAAAAATCCACAACAATCAATTTATGAAAGATACATGCAACTTAGAGCGGTTAAATGGGTAGATGAAGTTATTCCGTATGAAAATATAATTAAAGACAAAGATATTTTCGTTTCTTTAGACTATGACGTTTATTTTCTTGGCGAAGACCATAAAAGCGAAGAATGGGAACTTAAGAACAAAATAGAAGAATTAGCCAAGGAAATCATTTATCTTAAAAGAAAACACAACTACAGCAGTAATAAAATCAAAAATGAAAGCAAGTAAAAAAATAGCTGTGTTCATTCTTTCTAACGGAAGACCGGACAATGTTATAACTTACAAAACCTTGCGAAAACAAGGGTATACAGGCAAAATATTTCTTATTGTTGACGATGAAGACAAAACACTTAATCAATACAAAGATAAATACAAAAATGAAGTAATTGTATTTAACAAAGCGGATTACAAAAATAAGTTTGACATAATGGATAACTTTGAAGGAAACAAAGTCATCGTATATGCAAGAAACGCTTGCTATGACATAGCTAGAAAATTAAATTTAGACTATTTCTTTGAATACGAAGATGATTACACGCAATTCCAATATAGGTTTGCGGAAAAAGATTCATTAAAAGGTACTCAAGTAACTAATCTTGATAAAATATTAGATGCAATGATTGAATGTCTAGATATAACGAAAGCAAATACTATAGCTTTTGCGCAGGGGGGTGACTTTATTGGTGGTTTAGGTGCCTTGAAAAACAATACATTTAAAAGAAAGGCAATGAATACATTTGTATTTAAAGTAAATAAAGACCCAAAAGAAGACACAATTTTTATTGGAAGAATGAATGACGATGTAAATACTTATTTAACGCAAGGAAAGATAGGAAAGCTATTTTTCCAAGTTTCAAACATTTCGTTAGTACAACTTGCAACACAATCAAACACAGGTGGAAACACAGAGGCTTATAAAGCATATGGCACCTATGTAAAGTCCTTTTATAGTGTTATAGCCGCCCCTAGTTGTTGCAAGATTGACTTGATGGGCAGAACTGATAAAAGACTTCATCACAGAATAACTTGGAATAATGCAGTTCCAAAGATTTTGGATGAAAAGTTTAAAAAATATAATGCCATCCATCCCAATCAATAACAAATGTTCAGAATTAAGATGTACTAATATAAGAACAAAGGTAAATACTTATTGCATAGAGCATGGCGGCAAGAATTCTATTAGCAATGAATCAACTCGAATAAAAAGTAAACAATATAATTCATTAAAATGGAAGACACTTAGACAACGCCAGTTAAGCCAGCAACCCCTTTGTCAGTCTTGTAAGACACAAGGAAGAATCTGTCTTGCCACTGATGTTGACCACGTATTCCCATGGAATCATATAGGTCCACATGCTTTTATGCATAACGTATATCAAAGCCTTTGTCGTGCGTGTCATAGTCATAAGACACAGTTAGAGCAACAAGGCATATATCGCCACTATGCAAATCCTAAAGATTTTACAGACTATTCTAAGCTCGATTGGAATAAGGTAATTTCAGGAGAAATATCATAAAAAGTATAAAGAACCTAGAAACTTAAATAATTATTGTATTAAAGAAAAACAGGCCCGGACCTTCTTTTCTACAAATGCTCTTGACGAATAGGGGTATCCCCTGACAAAATTTAACTTATGGACAAAAAACCTTTAGAACTGCACCTGATTGACGGAACCAAGCCAAAGCACAATCCGGCACCGTTGCCTGTAGAACTTCGCAAGCGGGTTCCTGCTGCTGAGTGGATGGACCATCCCGAACTGTGGGATAAGATGAAATTCGTTGAGGAAACTAGCGAGTATTTGTTTAAGGTTTACGGCATTGGCTCAAACCAAGACAAACACGCGCTTTCTATGCTGGCCGACTATATCGACACATATGTTAAATGTACTCGCGGGATAGACAAAAACGGAATTATCACTACGTTTAACAATGGCGCAACGCCGGGGCCTAATCCGTATATTCCCGTTCGCAATAAAGCCATGGGTGTTATTTTGCAATTGATGGGTGAACTTGGCCTAACGCCTCGCGCCCGTCTTTCTTCAAGCAAAAGTGAAAACGCTAGCCCGATTGCGCGAATGCTTAAAGGGCCAATGGGGTGATTTGGGAGCAAGGTGTTAAATACGCTATTGATGTTAGTAAAGGCGAGATAGACGTTTGTCGCGATGTTCGCTTAGCCTGTCAGCGATTCATTAATCAATACGAAAACCAAGAATGGGCGTATGTCTTTGACGAACGCTTCCCGCAGCACGTTCTAGATTTCTGCGTCACGCTTAGACATACCAAAGGACCGCTGGCAGGAAAACTGATTGAACTAGAACCGTTTCAGATTTTCTTAATCTGTGGCATATACGGCTTCCGAAATAAAATCGACCGCACGAAACGCATGGTGTCGGATGTAATTTTGTACATCCCGCGAAAAGCTGGTAAGTCTACGTTGACAGCAGTTATCGGGCTTTACGAATTACGCTTTGGAGAAGCGGGAAGCGAAGTATTTACTTTAGCTACAAACCGCGAACAAGCTACTATCGTATTTGATGCGGCTAAAGGGTTAGTAGAAGGGATGCTTCCAGAGCTATCGGCCGAATTCCATTTATCAAAATATGAGATAAAAAGGTTAGGCGATTCGCAATCAATGTTTAAAGCATTAAGCCGAGATACTAAAAAAACAGGTGATGGTAAAAATCCTAGTTGTGTAATCATAGATGAAGCTGCGCAAATTGTAGACCGAAACGCTATCGAAGTGCTTCACTCAGGCATGGTTGCAAGGCAAAACCCTCTACGAATTTACATAACCACAGCTTCATTTACTAAAGAAACAAAGTTTTACGAAGATATGTCAATGTTTCAAGCCATTTTACACGGTGAAGCAGAGGACAATCCTAAATGGTTTGGTTTGCTTTACGGTCTTGACCCGCAAGACGATTGGAGAGACCAGACTTCGTGGCGTAAAGTTAATCCGATGCATGGCATATCTGTATTTGAAGACGCGATTAAACAACGCGCCGAAGAAGCCAAGCACAAGCCAGCAAGCCTTAATGAATTTCTTTGTAAGACCCTTAATATATTCGTGTCTGCAAATACGGCATGGATTGATAGAACTTTGTGGGAAGACAAAATTTGCTTAATTGAAGAATTCAGGGAACCAGATGCTGTATTTATAGGTTTTGACCTAGCGGCTACTCGCGATTTAAACGCGGTATGCACTCTTAAGCGATTCGCTGCTGACGATTACGAGGCAGAATTTAAATTCTTTTTGCCAGAAGAAGGCCTAAATTTTGTTCCTAAACACTATCAAGACATATTTCGAGCCGCGATAAAATCTAATATATTAAAGCTGACAGAGGGAAATGTAATGGATGACCGAGAGGTTAGCGAATATATTAAACAGCAAGTAAACAGATACCAGATGACCAAAGAGATTGGCTATGACGCTTACAATGCGGCCTCTTTAGTAGCGCGATTGCACGATGAAGGTATGCCGATTAAAAAGGTAGGGCAGGGCATGGCAGTATTAAACAATCCTTCTAAGCAGGTTGAAAAGCTAATTCTTAACAAAAGCATTAAGCACGATGGAAATCCTTTTCTCGCATGGCAACTAGGCAATTGCGAAGTGTTTACAGACGTTAATGGCAATATTAAAGTGCGTAAGAACTCAGCAGATACCGCTGCAAAAGTTGATGGTATTATTGCTATGATTATTGCTTTTCATTGTGCATTAGACAATCCTATGGTAAATAGTAGCTTCGGTTTCAGGAGTTTTTGATATAAAAACGAAAGAAAATATGGCATTTCTAGACATATTAAGAAATAAAAAACAAACTCAAAACGAAGCTAATACCGTATTGGGCCAATTACAATTAGGTAACCAAGTTATCTATGGCTCCGGTAACAAAACAACTTCGACGCAACTGCTTTATGTAACCACTGCTGGCACTACTGTTGCCGGTCGCGTGATTGATATATCCGCATTAACGCGCAACTCTACGATTATGGGATGCGTCGGAGCGAAGGCTAGAACGCTTGCCCAGTGCGGAATTAGTGTTATGTCGAAAAACGACGATGGAGCGTTGGTTGATGCTGTTAGCAATCCCGGCGTAGGTAGCAGAGATAAAGTAAAAGCCAAACAAGTATTAAATCTACTTAATAATCCAAACAACTTCCAAAGCAATTACGAGTTTTGGTATCAGTGGTGTATGTGGCAGGATATTTCTGGCGAGTCGTTTACTCTTTGGTGGAGAAAAGACCAGAAAGATTCTTTGCAGACACCAATTGAAATGTATATGTTGGATTCAACACTTATTACTGTAGTGCTGACCCCAACCAGATACCCTTCCTACAGATTGTCAACGCCTTCGTATGGCTTCAGTAAAGACCAGCCACTAGAAGCACACCAAGCCATGCACATTAAAGAAGCTGCGTGGCAAGGCTCTAGCGGTTTTAATAAAGGCATCTTAGCTACCGAACTGGTTGCGCTTGACCAAGACATTGACGTTTACGCTAACTTTGTTATGCAAAACGGCGCAAAACCTTCTGGAATTTTTAGCACTAGTCAGGTTATCCCTGATGCAAAATATAAAGAAATTGCTTCGCGGTTAAAAGAAACGTGGAACGCTATGACAGGTTCGCGTGCTGCCGACCCAAGCAAAGCAGGTCAAGGCATGTTGTTAGACCAAGGAATGACTTACACGCCAGTCGATATGCTTACCCTGCAAGACGCGCAAACTGCACAGTTAAAAATCCAGACAATGAAGCGTATTTGTGGCCTGTTTGGTGTTCCTCCGGCAATGTTGGGTATTGACGACCAGAAATACAATAATACTCAAACAATGCTGGATGAATTCCATAAGACCACAATGTATCCGATGATTATTAACATTGAGCAAAAGCTAAAACAACATTTATTGCGCGGTTACCCCAATTTATACATCAGGTTTGACACTAAAGATTTTTTAAAAGGCGCTCCGTTAGACCAAATGAATTTTGTGTCGGCCGGTGTTAAATCCGGAATTATGACTCCCAACGAGGCGCGGGAATATATGAATATGCCGCGCATAGACGGTGCCGATAAATTAATTTCTTCAGATAGCAAAGTTGAGCAAATACCCGGAAGCGGCCCACAAGACACTGGTGGTGGTGGCGGTAATCAAACACGGCGGTTAAATATAGGAACGACATGAATTTGTTAAGAAAAGCAATGTTTACATTGACTTCACAAATTCGTAAATCTGATGTTAAACTCAGCGTAATTATAAAACCCCACAAGATAACAGACGATAATCAATCAGTTAAAAATGGGGTAATCAATGAAAAATCTACTTCTGATTTGCGAAGCAAAAGTAAATCTGGAGCAAAGCGCGGAAGAAAACCTAAGTCCGTCAGGAAAGATTGAAGCTAGGATTACGACTTGGGGTGCGCGTGAAGGCGCAGACGGTCGAAAATTCTTCTATAAGCCTGAAGGATTTTATGCTTGGGCAAAAGAGTTTACTGAAGCAAGTAAACCTATGCCTATGTTTCTGAACCATAACGACATGGGTATGCCTGTCGGTCAATGGACAGAATTCAATTTTGATGATGAAGGAATGACTGCAAGCGGTCGTATTTATACAAATACCGTTGGCGGTTCCGACCTTTACACAATTCTAAAAGAATCGCCGAACTTGTTTGGAGGCGTTTCTGTTGGTGCATACGCTGAAGACGCTGTAATGGTGAATGCTGATGGCGAACCCGACCAATCAGACGAAGCCTATTTCCAGATTACCAAAGGCGGTATTCGGGAAGTCTCAGTCGTGATGTATCCAAACAATCCTAATGCCGAAATCCACAAATTAGAATTTGCTGGATTAACCGAGCGCAAAATCGAGAAAGTCCTGCGGGATGCTGGATTTTCACGTAAAGATGCGGCCACCGCGTCTAGTTCTCTCAAAGAATATATCAAGCGGGATGCTGATATAGAAATTGAGGATTCCCCAACTCAGCGGGATGCTGATGCGGTGGTAAAAGAAACCGAGGAAATTTTACGTGCGCTACAAGTGCGTGAACTTTCTAAAGAAATCCAAAAACGCATTAAATAAGGAATTATCATGAAAGAAGTCATTGAAAAACTGGACGCAATTGAAGCCTCCAATGCCGCAAAAGTAGATGCAATTAAAGTCGAAGTTGATAAGTCGCTGGAAGAAGTTAAGGCCCAAGTAACGGAACAAGTTGCTGCTTTGGAAGCAAAAGTAGCCGCGATTCAAGCCCCGGCAATCGTCAAGGTCGCTAAAAGCATTCATGAAGATGTGAACCGTTCGGTTAAAGAACAACTGCGCGATTTCTACAAATCCAATCGCACGATGGAAAAAGAAATCAAGATGTTTGCTGACGAAGGCCAGTATGATGCTTACCTGAAAGAAGCGTCGACCTTAACTGGCTCTGGCGCTGGCATTGGTGGTCGAACCGCTTATGACCCCATGTTTGTTCCGCTGCGTCTTGCGAATCCGATGCGTGGTGTTTCGCGTAATGTTTCGACTGAAGGCGCAACGTATCAATTCCGCGCCAAAATCGGCAATACCGGCCCTGCTTGGGGTTACACCATTCAAAACAACGGCGGCGCAACGACTGTTGGCACGAACATCTGGCAACTGACGCTGCAAGATTTGAACGTGCAATTCCCTATCCGCACCGCTTCGCTGGACGATATTGACGGTCTGGAAAGCAACGTTGTTTCGGATATGCTGGTTGAGTTTTCGCAATCCGAAGCACTGTCGATGATTAAGAACGATGACCAAGATGCAGGTGCGGCTTATGGTGGCACCAACGGTCTGCGCGGTCTGAATCAATACGCTGGTGCTGCTGCAACGTATGCTCCGGGTGAAATCACTACTGCCGCTTTTGGAACAACTGGCACTGGTTCTTCGTCCGGTCTGCATAGCATTGCAACGTATGACCAAACAACCACTAATGCTGCTGGAGCCGCAAATAACGTTACTTACAAAGACTTAATTAACTTTATTTACGACCTTCCGCAACAGTATTGGACTCCGAGTTGCTGCTTTGTGATTAACCCGCTGATGCTTGCTGGTATTCGTGGGCTGGTTGACGATAACGGCACCCCCGTGTTTGAGCGTATGTCGCCGCTGGAATATCCCGGCATTGTCGGTCGCTTGCTTGGCTTCGATGTTGTCGTAAATAAATATCTCGACAACCCGACTGCACCTAACGCCACCGCATCAACTGATTCCCTGTATCCGATGTATTTTGGTGATTGGAGCCGTGGTCATACCATCGTAGACCGTTTAAACATGATTCTGCGCCGTTACGACCAAACTCTCCCCGGTTTCATTACGTTCTACGGTGAGAAGCGGCTTTGCACTAGCGTTGTTGACCCGTTTAGCATCATTCGGTATCGCTCTACTGCTACCGGCAATCTGTAAAAAGGCGGGGGGCAGGGTAACTTGCCCCCCCTTTTTTCATAAAATTATATTGGAATATTTATGAGCCTGATTCTTGATGCAGTAAAGAAAACATTAGAAGAAGGTGAGGCAACAGTAAATCTTGCTGAAGCATCTACGCTTACCGCGTCTGGTTCAGGTGTCGGCGGTCGTGTTATTTATGATGATGCGTTTGCGGCTTTGCGCTACGCTAACCCAATTCGCATGATGAGCCGAGTTGTTACTACAATTGGTTCTGACGAAGCATTTGTTGTAAAAACTGGCAACGCTACTGTAATCCAAACGTCTACTACTAATCCGTGGGGCTACGGTGTAAAGAATGACGTAGGCAATTACGGCGCTTCGTTTTGGCAAATTTCGCTTAAATGTATTAACGCAGTAGTTCCTATTCGTACTGCGGTAATGTCCGATATTGACGGTCTAGCAGAAACCATTGTTGAAGATATTGCGCTTGAGTTTGCACAGCAAGAAGGTTTAAGCATGGTTTTAAACAACGACCTTTCTAGCGGAACTGGCACCCCTCAAACGGGTAGCACCGATGGTTTACGAGGATTAAATTTTTACACGGGTTCCACTAGTGCGGCAGCATTTGGTTCTAGCGGTTCCGCAGACACCAATGGCCGTCATACCGTGTTGCAAGTCGCGCAAAGTAGTGCGGCAGCAGTCTCATACAACGACATTATGAATCTGGCCTCTGCTTTGCCAGCGCAGTATTGGAACAATCCCTCTACTGCTTGGATGATGCACCCGACCACAATTAAACTTCTGCGCGAACTTCGTGATGACCAACAACTGCCGGTATTCCTCGATATTGGAGAAATCGACGGTTATTCGATTGGGCATATTGCAGGATTTCCTGTAATTCCTAATCCGTATATGGATATTGCTGGAGTTGGCAAGTATCCTGTTTATTTAGCCGCATGGGAACGGTTTGTAACGATTGCGGATAACGAAGAAATGAAATTGCAAATGATGGAACAGACTGCGCCCGGATTTGTAACGCTGTATGCCGAAAAGCGCACTTGTTCTACCGTCCGCGATGTATTCGCAGGGGTTCGGCTCTACGGTGCTTAATAGGGGTAGCAAATGTCTGTTGATAACATTACAGCGGCACAAATATTTGCGGCTAACCGCAATCCCTACAATTACGCAAAAATTGAGCAAGTAAACCGCGATTTATCTACTGAATGGATAACTCTTGCAGAAATTACGCAACAATTAAATCTTGTTGACGATGAAAGCCAAGATACTTATTTAAGCAGTTTAGAATTAGCAACGAGATTTGCGATAGAGGATTATCTTGGCGTTTCGATGTTCTCTACGCAATATCGTATTTATTATGGAAACCCCGGATTTTTTAGTAACGCAATTTATTTAGATTTGCCTGAAGTATCTATTGGTAGTGCTGGCGTTACTCTAAATCAAGTTAAATGCTACACCGGCGACCCAACCCCTACGGCAGTAGTCATAAGCAGCACAGAGTATTACTACGACCCAACCGGAAACCGCGTGGTTCTGACAAGTGTTCCAAACAGCATTAGCCAAATAATCGCTAATCCGCTTCAGGTTCTGTATACGGTTCCTTCTAATTTTATTTCTCAGTATCCAGTTGTAAAGCAAGCTGGTTTGTTAATGCTGACGAGTTTATACAATAATCGCAGCAATACGACCGAAACAAAACTTACCCCAATACCATTCGGTATTGAGCAATTACTGCGGCCCTATAAATCGCTGGTAATGTAATGGGCATTGTCAGATACGAAAACCTCACTGTTAAGAATGTTGTCAATTCGACAAATTCTGTCGGTGAATATACAACTTCATTGACTGATTGGTTTTTGACTCGCGGGTTAGTAAACGATGTTTCTAATACATTGCGTATCTCAGAGCGATACAGGGCTTATTCTGATTTAGTAAGTATCACGCTAAACTACACGCCCAATACAAAAGAAATGGTAGACAATCAAAATCTATACGCTATCAACTGGCGTAATTTTGACTGGCGCATTACTGACGTTCGGGAATCAAACGACCGAATGAAAGTTACTTTTTTGTGCTATCGCAATGACCCCACGGTGCCGGTATGAGCCAACAAAACCCTGTCGAATACGCCACCGCCATTCAGTATCAGCTTGTTGATATATGCGACCCCTATCCTGTTTATGCAAACTTCAACAGGAATTACGCCACAGAGCCAACTTTTGTTACTTGGCAACTGCGTAATATTCACCAGCCAGTTTATACAGGGCAAACGCAAGACAATAAAGGTATTGATACTCCGGTATTTCAAATTAGCTTGTTTTCGCAAAGTTTTAACGATGCGTTGACGTTAAGCAATACAGTATTACAAGAACTGCATGGCTATTCTGGACAGTTTGGTGGCGGCGCTGGTTTCTTTATTGCTAAAGCTGACGTTGTTTGGCTTTATAATTCGTATGATAATGAACTAGGTTTAAACCAAATATTTCTAGATTGCACAATATACGTTCCAACATAAAACAAGACTTTCATTAACTTTATTAAGGAATTAAAATGCCTCTTATTAATAAGGTCTTGCCCGGATATGTTGCGACTCTCTGGATGCAAGACGATGCTACTCCGACTCCTCTGACTGACACGCAATTATCAACTTGGGTGGCTCAAGTTACAACTATTGTCGGCATTTCCGCTGGCGGCACTGGCACCGCTGGCATCCAAGTTCCGGTTGAAGCTATCCCTTCGTTTGGTGCTGATGATGCTTCCGCTGCTTTCTCGGTTGCTGGCGCTCGTACTGGCGCGAAGATTACCACTCAGAACCAAGTAACTTCGCTTACCATTACTTCTGCGTGGAATCCGGCTGATACTGCACAACTGTTAATCCGCGACGATGGCTACAGTGGCACCATTATCCGCACCTTCGTTATCGCGGTATATGATGGCACCAATACCGTGGCGTATGCCTTCAATGCTCGTGTAGGCGGTCTACAGTGGGATATGTCGCCTTCTGCCGAAGGTAAGTTTATTTTTACGATTCATCCGGTTGGTGGCAATAGCTACGGCTGGTCTAACGACTAAAAGAGAAAAAATGACTACGACAATACAAAACAACAATGACTTGTTTAGTTATTTGGTAACCCAAGCCAGTTCTGGAACAAAGAATTGGTTTGGGTTTCACCAACAAAGAATTGCGGGAATTAATATCGCGTATGAGATTGCAAAACATCATGCCGATACAATGAGTCCTGAAGAAGTAGCCGATTATGCTAAACGGCTGAACGATGCGATATACGACAAAATGATAAAGCCAACTATTTAATATGGGAATATCAATTAAATTAGAAGGAATCGGCGAGGTAGATAAAGCGTTAAAGGCTTTGGAAATAGAATTTGGCGACAAATTAGCAAGAAGCAAAGTATTGATACCGGCGGTTAGAGAAGCAATGAAAGATGTATTACAACAAGCTAAAACATTAGCGCCTAAAGACACTGGCGATTTAGCGCGTTCTTTAATTGTGGAAGCAAGAAGACCCACACGAAAAGATAAAAGAAGTAAATATATAACTGAAACTGATACTGTAATTGCAGCGGTTACAACAGCTTCTGGAAAAAAATTAGCGAAGATGGGAATAAAAAGCGATGCTCGCGCTATTGCTCAAGAATTCGGGACAGCAAAAATAGCAGCTAAACCATATTTGCGGCCGGCATTAGAAAACAATGCACAAGGAACAATAAACAGATTGGCAAATATACTGACAAGACGAATAGCACAATTTAAAGCAAAAAATTCTAATTAATATTAAAGAAGAAAACAATATGAGTAAATTATCAGAAACATTAGGCGCAAAATATAAAAACAAAAGCAGCGAAATTTTTATTCGTGAATTTGACTTAGGCGGACATTTATTTAAAGTTCGTATTCCTAAAGTATCTGAATCCGATGCAATTTATGAACGGGTAATGAATCCCGCAGAAGAAATCATAGAAGAAATATATCAAAAGATTACCGAGCCGCTTTTTAAATTTAAAAACGAAGCTAAGATTGAAGATAACGTTACGTTTTTAGAAAAAGATGTAATTGTGCAAGATAGGTCTATGCGTGATGCTGCAAAAACAAAAGCTATGACCGAAGCAAAAATTACCGAATATATAAAATTGCTTGTTCCTGAAAATAAGGAACATTCAATGAATGATATTACTTACGCGGACATTGAAGAAGAATTCCCTTTAGCAATTCAATTAACTTTAGTCGAAAAAATCGGCGAAGTAATTAGCCCGTCATATAAGGAAAATCGGGGAAACTGATTGGCTCATTAAGGACGCAAGTGAAATGTGCAATGGTCTTTAATGGGCATACGTTAGAAAACATAAGGCAAATTGACGAAAACACAATGGGCCATATTATTACCATGTATGCAGATGGATTACTGGGAAATTCAAAAGTCTTAACCTTATTAAGTCAATTGACTGCTGGTGTTTTTAATTATATGAGGCCAGCGAATAGTAAAGATTATAAATTAGACGAAATTTTAGGTTCGGCACACGATTATATTTTCCCGCCAATCTCGACGGAAGAACAGAAAAAAATTACAAACAATGCTTTAAAAGCATTTGTAATGTCCGCGCCCGGATTCAATAAAACTTTAATGGGTAATAAAAATGGCTAATTTTATTGGGCGGCTAGGTGTAATTTTAGGTCTTGATAGTGCTGAATTCCAAAAAGGCATTGCTTCGGCAAATAAAAGCCTAGATAAATTTGTTTCTTCTGCACAAACAACTGCAAAAGTAGGAGCCGCAGCTTTTGCTGCTATGGCGTATCAAGCCCTTCAGCTTGCGGATGAAATTGTAGATACTGCCAAAGCAAATGATATGGCGGTTGATTCTGTTCTTAAATTGCGTAACGCATTAGCTCTAAGTGGTGGAGAAGCGCAAAACGCAGGAAAATTCTTATCGTCGTTTACCGCAAATATAGATAAAGCAGCAGAAGGTTCATTTGAAGTCCAAAAAACATTTAAATCTTTAGGCGTTTCTCTTTCCGATTTGCGTCGGCTTGATATTGATTCATTACTAAATAAATCATTGCTCGGCTTGCGAGACATGGCCGACCCAATTACACGCAACGCAAAGGCAATGGAATTATTTGGCAAGGCAGCTAAAGGCGTAGATTTCGCAGAATTAAATTCAGAAATACAGCGCGGCGCTGGCGTAACAAACGAACAAGCAAAAGCAATAAAAGACGCGGCAGATTCCTACGACGTTATTACACAAGCTGGAAGGGATTTTTCTATAATGATTGCCTCCGAATTGGGGCCATCTATTAAAACAGTTATTGATTATTTTAAACAAACACAAAGTGCTGGTCTAAACTTTGGTTCGGGCATCAAAATTGTTTTTGATACATTAGCAATTTTGGGTGCAAATGTTATTTTTGTATTTAAAGCAGTAGTATTAGAAGTTGAAGCAGTATTTAATTTTTTAAATACAGCGGCTACAAAAGGCTTTGCAGAAGCAAGCCGACAAAACGATATTTATATACAAAAAACAATTGAAAGCAGAAAAAAATTAGACCAATTTGAAAAAAGCATATTACAAGAACCGCCAGAACAAATAGACGACAGAAGGGAATTTGCGCGACTTCCTGCAAGGGCAGAACCAATACGTAGACAAGTCAAAGAAGGAAAAGACAAAGACGCACAAGCGGAAAGAAAAAAACAATTAGATATTTATCTTAAAGGATTGGCAGAAGAACAAAAACAATCAGAAGAAAATTTACGTTTATTGGCAGAGCAAGAAAGCATGTATCAAAAAGGCAATGCAGCGCAAATTATGCGTCAAAGAATTGCCGGAATGGATATACAAAGAGAAAAAGAAATACTGGAATTGTTATTCCAAAATCGTTTTGCTAGGGAAGAAGATATAAGATTAGCCCAAGATTTAAAACAAGTTGAATGGTCTAGACTTGATGCAATAGAAAAAATTGGGCAAAACGACGAATTAACACGCAAAGCTAAAGAAGAATCTATTGAAAAAGAAAATCAATTAGCAAAAGAAGCGATTAATTTAGCAATGCGACGAAATGAATTAGCAAAAGAAATGCGGGAAGGAACTCTGTCAGAAGGGTTCTTTTCTGCAATGGAAAGTGCAGCAAAAAATGCCTCAACAGAATTCGAGCGAGGAAAAGAAGTTTTTGAATCCGTAATGAGTAATATGGACAACGCAATTACTCAATTCACAAGAAATGGAAAATTAGCTTTTAAAGATTTTGCTAGGTCAATAATTCAAGACATTCTGGCTATCTATATAAAATCCCAAATGCTACAAATGATTAAAGGATTTGGGAGTTTATTTTCTGGTGGTGGCGGTGTTAATCCGGGCGGCTTAGATGCCTCTGGCGGGATGGGTGAAGCCGTTATGAGTTTTGCTATGGCAGCAGATGGTGGATATATTTCCGGCCCGACCGTTGTAGGCGAAAACGGTCCTGAACTATTTATTCCGAGAACCGCAGGAACAATAGTGCCTAATCAGCAAATGGCAGGAATGACCGGAAGCCCGCAGGTGGTGTATAACGGCCCTTATATAGCGAACATGCAAGCAATTGATACGCAGTCGGCAGCGCAGTTCTTAGCAAGAAATAAAGAGTCAGTATGGGCAGCTAACCAATCCGCGTCGCGGTCAGTTCCGCAAAGCAGGTAACTATGAGTTTGAATACTATATTGTCAATCTCTGAATCCGTTGGGATTAACGACCAGCGGTTCGTTGGGCAAATGTTAAGCAGGAACCAAAGGATTTCTACAAGCGAAATTCTTACCGTGGTTCCGTTTGCATTTACGATGAAGCCAATGAATTACCTTATGTATTCTCAAAACAGAGATTTACTTTCTGATTTGAGGTATTACGACAAGTCATTAACTCAATATCTTAATTTTGGCACTACTGGATGGATTAACTATATTGACTATCAAGGTGACATGACTTCGGGCCAAATTAGTTCTTGCCAATGGCAAACTGCGTCTGCAAACAAAAATCTTGTATTAGGTTCTTTACCGTCTATTAGTTCTTCTGCTTATATAGTAAGAAAAGGCGACTTTTGCCAAGTTGGTTTGTATTCGTATATTGCTACTTCGGACGTTCAGCGCGGCTCTGGCTCAACAGTAAACATACCAGTTCATAGGAATCTATTAGCGACTTTAACAAGCCCTGTTGCGGCTGTAATCGGTCAATACGGAACAACTATTAGTATGGGAGGCAGTTCCTATACTGGAACGACTTTCCCTGTAATCCTGCGTGAATATCCTACCTACTCTTTAATGCCAATTACTAATGATTCGTTTATTCAATGGTCTGGTAACTTTGTGGCTTTCGAGGCGGTGTTATGAATGTAATTGCTCCGGTAGAAAATACCAACAACATTCGTTACGCGCAATTTGTCCGTGTAACTACTGCTGATGAAGTATTTAGGTTTGCTACTACTCCCGCGCCTATAACGGTTGCATCTGTTGATGCCGCGCCGTTTGACGCGGTTGGTGTATTAATGAAGATTGGCGATGCTCAGAAAGACATTAAATCTACCGCTAACGAAACTGCGTTTACATTAATTGGGATTGATACCGCAATGCTTGGTTGGGTTTTAGGTTTAAACGTAAAAGGCTCAAAGATTGAAGCATGGAATGGATTTTTTAACACGAACGGAGAATTAATTACGGGTGGCGGTGATGGCGGTCTTTATAAGTTCTTTACTGGTTATGTTTCCTCGTTTTCGATTTCCGAGGAATGGCTAGAAGAACTACGGCAGTTTGTTGGAACGATTACTGTAACCGCATCTTCTATTCAGCTAATACTTCAGAATAGAACCGCAGGACGATATACAAATAATAACTCGTGGCAGTTCTTCAATTCCGGCGATACCAGCATGAACCGTGTTGCGTTTGTTTCGACTATTAATTATTACTTCGGCAAGACGCAATGATTTATCGGGCAACAAAATTTCACAAACCAATCATTATTGATTTAATGACGAAGTTTGCTGACGAAAGCCCTATAGATTATTGCCATTCATATTCTGATATGGAATACGGAAATAAATTGCTTGATGAAATCTTTGCCGGTCGTGGCGCAATATTTTTAGCAGATGATTACGGAATACTTATGTCAATAATTCTTCCGTGTATCTGGTCAGATAAAATATTTGGATTGCATGAACTAGCTTGGTATGTAAAACCAGAAAAACGTGGTGGAATGGCTGGATATAAATTAATAAAAGAATATAACGAATATGGAGAATTGTTAAAAACTACCGGCAGGATTAAGTATTACACCATGAGCCGATTGGTTACTAGCCCCGATGTGGACTACTCTAGATTCGGTTATCGGAAACAAGACGAAATCTGGATTCAATAATGAAATACATAGTTGCGTTTTTATTGTTGTTTGGTTTTGCGGCCCCTGCTTTTGCTATTGGTATGACTATTGCAATTGCGGCGGGATTGACTGGTTTTGCCGCCGCCGCTGCTGCTTTTGCAATAAATATGGTTGTATCTGCAATTATATCTAAAGCATTTTTTAGCCCTAATCAGGGCGCACAAGACTTTGCAGGTCAATCCAAAAACCCCGGCAATCGTCAGCAAATCCCTCCGGCTACAGATAATAAACTTGAAGTAGTTTATGGCTCCGCTTGGTTAGGCGGAACAATGATTGATTTAAGCATTACTGAAGATAACCAGAATCTTTATTATGTATTGGCGCTCTCTGAAGTTACTAATAACGGCGCTGACACAATTACGTTTGGCGATATTTATTACGGCGGGAAAAAGGTAGTATTTAATGCAAACGGATATAGCGTAGATTCTTTGTTAGATGAATCTACCGGGGAAAGTCAGCCTGTAAACGGAAATATTGAGTTTTACCTTTATAGCAATGGCATAAATTCGCAGCAAAATTCCGGTTTATCTGCTACTCAAGTAATGCAATCTAGCGGTCTTGTTTGGCAATGGGATGGTGCTCAGTTAATGACGGATTGCAGTTTTGCAATTCTGCATTTAACTTACAACCAAGACCTTAACATTCAGGGTATAGAACAAACAAAGTTTCAGATAACAAACTCTCGCTCTAAGCCGGGAGATTGTTTTAATGATTACTTAACCAATACAGTTTATGGCGCGGCCATTCCTGATAATCAAATAGATACAGCTAGTCTTACTGCGCTAAATGTTTATTGTGATGAATCATTTACATACGAGCCTTATTCCGGTGGCTCTGCTACGCAAACCCGTTTCCGTTTTGATGGTGTAATTGATACCAACAGAACGATAATGCAAAACCTGCAAGACATGGCATCGTGTTGCGATTGTTTATTGAAATACAACGAAATATTAGGAGCGTGGGGTGTTGTTGTTCAATCGCCTACTTACACGGTAGCAATGAACATTAACGATAGCAATATGGTATCTGCTATTAGTATTACTCCAATTGATATTGCCGGTTCTTACAATGTCATTGAATGTAAATTCCCTGACGAAAACAATCAGGACTCATTTAATTCTTCGACGTTTGACCTTGCTGAAATCGCCCCAGAACTTCTGTTTCAGAATGAACCAGTAAACAAGCAATCTGTTTCTTTGCCATTAGTTAATAACGACGTTCGCGCACAATATCTTGCGAACCGTATGCTTAAATCAGCAAGGGAAGATTTACAGGTTCAATGCACAATCAATTATGTCGGACTGCAATTAGAAGCTGGCGATATTGTTTCTGTAACCAGTGTAAATTACGGATGGAATGCAAAGCTATTTAGAATCAATAAAGTCGTGCAGACTTTCGAGGATAGCGGTCAGGTATTAGCAAAATTAACATTGTCAGAATTTAATCCAGCTATTTATGACGATGTTCCAGTTACGCAGTTTTCACCAGTTCCAAATACCGGAATTGGAAGTCCAACTCTTTTTGGAACTATTCCTGTTCCTGTTGTTGCGGCGCAATACCCGACAATTACTAATCCTACATTTGTAATTCAAATTACAAGTAGTTCAGTTGGGATTATTCAATACGCGGAACTTTGGTATTCCGCTTTTTCTAACCCTACGCAAGAACAACTTATCTTTGCTGGCACTACAGAAATTCAGCCGAATGGAAATCC